CGGCCAGCGATACCAGGTCTCGCAGCCTCTCGCTCGACCGCTCTGGCGTCGTTCTTGTCCTTGACTGCCTTGACTCGCTCCTCTGTGTCTGTCGCTCCAGACAGGAACCCAGTGACCCGAATCCACGCTATCTGGATGTTGGAGACCAAGGTGTCAAACGTCGCCATAATTCCGTTTACGATGTTATCCACAAACCCCATCATCGCAGCCCCTGCTGTGTTGGTGAGCGCCCCGAGGGTTGTCCATAAAGAATCCCACGTGGTGTAGATCGCCGTCCCCACATCTCCGAACACGTTTTCCAGCCCCTCGATCCATGGATCGACGTAGCTCATGATCGCAGCCATGCCACGCAGGAACCCTGCGGTGAGACCCAGCCAGAGCATCGTGGCCGCACCTGCCAAGTCTCCCGAACTGATGGCATCTGAGATGCCACCGAAGGTGGTGATAGCTGTGGCCTTGAGGTCGTTGAATACAACGCCCGCATCTTTCACGACGGTCCCGAATGCGGTAGAGATCGAGCTGCCTGCGGTGCTGGCGAGGTCAGCCACAGGAGCCAGAGCGCCGGCGATGTCGCCACCGAACGAATAGAAGAGCGCCCCAGCTCCAGCCACCGCAGCAGCCAGGAGGAGGAATGGGGCCAGCGGTAGGAGCCATGCCGCAGCCATGCTCGTTGCCGAGGCTATCGTGGATGCAGTGGCCCCAGCGAGCCCCATTAGATAGGTGGCGATACCGCTGATGGCAGACGCTGCAAACGACACGACGCTCGCCGATGCTAGGAGGGCCATGCGGGCGAATGTCATGAACGCACTAGCAGCCGCAGCTCCGACGCCTGCCAGAGAGCGGATCACCAGCATCGCACCAGAGTGCAGCGCATACAGAGCCTTGCCTGTGATCACGATCGGCGACGCCAGTATCTTAAAAATCTGAGCCAGACCCTGCACACCCTTGGTCAGACCTAGCATCGTGTTGCCCACCACAGTCAATGCGACGCCAGTGGCAAACACTCCCGCAGCCACCTTGAGTGCTATGAGGACGAGGCCCTTATTCTCGTTGATGTATTTGGCGATCGCCGCTGCGTTGATCGTGAGGATGTTGGCAATCTCTGTGAGAGTGGGAGCCAGTGCGGAGCCGATGGCATTGCTGATCGCACCCACCGCCCTGTGCATACTCGTGAGCGCAGAGCCAAACGCATTGGCGGCCTTGGCACTGTCGGTGCTCATGACGATGCCGAGCTCTTCAGCCTTGGCAGCCATCTCGTCGAGGCCAGCCGTGCCGTCTGAAATCATCGGCAGGAGCTGCACGCCAGCCTTGCCGAAGAGTTGCATAGCCAGAGCCGCACGCACAGCAGGATCGGGGATCGCCGCGAGGGCTCCGACGATGGCTCTGAATCGCTCCTCTGGCGTCATGCCTGATAGCTGTGCCATCGAGAGACCAAGGCGAGCAAACGCCGCCGTCGCTTCCTTGCTGCCGCTGGATGCCTCGGCAAAGGATCGGTTGAGGTTGATGACGCCCTTGGAGACATCTTCGAGCGTGGCTCCATTTTGCTCGGCTGCGAAACCGAGCTTACTCAGAGCCTCGACGCTCATGCCGGTCCGCTTGGACATATCCAGCAGGGCAGAGCCAGCCGAGCCAAACGCCACAGTCGCGGCGATCATCCCACCAGCAGCAGCGCCACCGATGGCGGCGAACTTGGCCCCGATGCCAGCCAGCTCGCGGCCCACGTCGTTGACGCTTGTGGCGAGGCCACGCATCGCAGAGTTGAACGCCTTTGTGTCGGCGCCCACCTCTACGAATACCTTGCCAGCTCTGACTGCTCCTGCACTCATTGAACTTTTTTCGCGTTAGGCCCGAACAATGCCGCTATTTCAGCGGCAGTCGCTTGGCGAGGAGGAGGTTTCTTTGCAAATGGGTGATACTTGTAGACGTCTGCGGCGGGCTTTCCCCGCTCGCGATTCATGTTGGCCTGTTGGCACAGGAGGTTGGCCGTATGCCACCAATCGTTTTCTAGGCGACCATCTCTAGCGAGGACGAGTTGTCTGTAGGTCCACTCTCCGGGGTGGACTCCGAGGATTCCGGCAGCTTCCCAGATACAATCCCAGACACTGCGGCGTCCACGTCCAGCGACGCCATCTGCGTCATCGCGTTTGTCAGGATTTTTGCTGTCATCAGCTCGAACTTTGCGGCCATGGCTGCGACCATCTTTCGCAGCCGGAGCGGGAAGAAATCAACGATCTCGCTTTCCAGCGCCCTCGCTGCATCCTCAAGGGATTCGCCTCGCAGTCCGTCTAGGAATTGTTCTTTGGTGAGATTCTTTTCGGCGATCTGAGCGATCAGTAATGCGGCCAGCACCTCGCCGAGCTTTGCGAAACTGGAGCGAATGACTGCGAGGGTCTGGTGGATTGTGCCGATGTCGACCAAGTCAAATGGTGTGGCCTTCTTGGCCTTGCGTGTGCTGCCATCAGCCAGCGTCTCGTCTGTCTCGACGTCCACGTTGACGAGGTCACGCACTCGCAGGGCAGAGGCCACTGTGAGAGCGACCACCCATGGCCTACCCTGATCGTCCTTAAACTCTTTCATCGCAAACCATCCTTTGTTCTTTTTAGCTCGACGGTAAATGCCACCACATCATCCAATGGATCGGTCTCTCCGAAGTTGGTCACGATCGCCGGGAACGACCAGCCACCAGCGCCGCCGCTAACCGTGACTTGCTCGCCAGACTCCATCGCTGCGACCATCACGCCAGCGTCGGAGGCGTCGATGAATTCGACCGTACAACTCGCGTCGAATCCGGTCGAATACACCGTGCTATTACGCGAGCCAAACTCGTTGACGTCGATCGTGCGGGCCGTCTCGGTGAATGTGGCGTTTCTCGCGGAGGTGACTGTGCCACCCACGGAGACTGTGCAATCCCTTCCGAGTGTGATCGCCATATCGGCTCCGATTTCAGCCGAACGAATTCAACTCGACGGTGTACGTCACGGCTCCGTCGATCGACGCATTCTCGCTGACGCTTGTGGCCTGCATTCCGGTAGTGCCAAGATTGCCTGCCACCGTTGCCATGAGCGCAGCCGAGTCATGGCACTCGATCGACCAGCTCTTGGTGATGAATCCAGCGGCGGTAGCTTTGTATCCGTCGCCGACGTTGCCACGGTTGGAAATGTCGATCGTGTCGCAACTCTCTGTGTAGGTTGCAGAGATCACGTTTGTGTTGGTCACGACCGGAGTCGATGTGCCTGATGGGCCGAGAGTGATTGCCATGATGTCCTCTGTGGAGAAAATAGACTAGGACGCAGTGCGGGAGCACGAAACGGAGTAGGTGGTGATGCCATCGATCGGGTCGCTTTTTGCAACACTGATGACGATAAAATCGTCAGACAGCCCGCCAGCGACGATACTGACCACGTCACCTGCTTCGCAGCCTGGATCGTCGACGCATTCAACGTCGATCTTCGCTTCGGCCAGACCGGCTCGGAAGTTCTTTTGAGTGTCGCCGAATTTGGTCACGTCGATGGTCGTGGCCGACACGGATGACGAAACGCTACGAGCGTTGTCGATGCCAGTGATCGTAAAATCTTTACCGAGATCGGGCATAGGAGATCCTCCGAGAGAGTGTGTATGAGATCAATTTAGAGCGACGGCAGAAATGCCGTAGGGCCTCATTAGCCCTTCAAAGCGTCCTTGAATTTTTCGTGGACTTTTGCCAGTTTTTTCACCATCGCTGGGCTGTTTTGCATGAATGGCCGTGCTGGATAGCGGGCGTTTTTCGTGGTGTCTGTGCGTTCCCAGTGCCTGCTCTGGATCGCCTTGTGATTCCAGATGACGGCTCCCATCACGTAGCCGCTAGCGCCTGCACGGTCTCTGGACTTCTTCCCCTTCTTCGATGCGTAGGCCCTGCGGGCCTCGCCCACTCCGACGCGATACATCGTGAGGTTGAGACTGCCACCGAACTCGTGGAGCTGATTGAGCCAGGGCGATCGGTAGACGCCCACGACAGCGGACTTTGAGGCTGCGTCGTAGTAGTCAGCTATGTCGTTGTACATCCATCGCCGGGGCGACCAGCTCTTAACAGGCTTGCCTGGAGGTCGAGGCTTGCCACCGCTGACGATCGTCATGTCGCGATAGAGGCCCTGCTTGTAGGCGACCACGGCCTTTGCCCCCGCAGCCTTGTTGCCTGCCTTGGTGCGAGCTGGGGCCGCCTGACCGATCGACCGCTTGGCCTGCTCCTTGAGATCGAGGCCGATCTTTCGCAGCGACTCGTAGTTGCCTTTTTCTAGGAGCTTAATGACACGCTCGGAGTCAAACGACGCCTCCCTCACCTTGATCGTGAGCTGGAATCTCGGCGTACGATCGACGTAGGGAGCACGCATGGCGACTATCTGAAATAGCGGTAGGTGGCTGTGACAACTGCCCGCCAGACGTTTCGATCCCGCAGAGCCTCGTCTGGATCGATCGCGATCGTGACGGCCACAGGACTGCCGCTGCCCGCAGGCCAGCCCGACGAGTCCCACGTGTGATTTCGTACGGCGTCGCCCACCTCCTCGGCCAGCGCGAACATGGCGTCAGCATCGGCGTCGGTCTCGACGTGTCGGCCTACGAAGATGTTGAGCTGGTAGTCGATCTGGAATAGCACACGATTAGCCCGAGTCATCTCCACGCTGCCGGGAGTGACAGCGATCACTGCGCTAGCGAGATCCTCGACAGCGTAGCTGGGCCAGTTTGTGCGGCTGACTGCGGGCGTCAGAGAAAACGTCTCGGCGTCTAGGCTCGCGGCCAATGCGTCGGCCAGCTCGATCAATGGGCTAGGCATGGGTGGCTCCGAGGATACGCTCCATGGCTGCGACATTGGCCGCTAGGCGTGGATCGTCTGGGCATCTTCGCACCGCTTCTCTTGCGTGTGTGAGGGCCTCGGGTCGTTGGCCCAGCTCCCAGAGCGAGACCGCGAGTAGGTCGACAGCTCGGTCGCGAGAGGCTGGATCGGTCGCGTGCGTGCCTGTGGCAGTGGCTGCGATGGCACGTCGAGCGTGGCTCTCGGTGTCTGCCCACTCTCTGGCGAAATAGGATTGCAGCGCCAACTGCTCGTGGGCATCTGGCTCGTCTGGGGCCTCTCTGGCTGCGGCCACG